CTAGCAATCACGTGTCCACCTTGTCCATCGCCTTTGTTTCTTTCTTTTACTTTTACTATACTTCTTGTTCTATCAAATGCATGACAATCAGTTTTGTTTTCCATATTCCAAATCGTGTCTTTGATATAATGATTTATATAAGTTTCAAAAAACGTTTTACTAATATCTAATGTACTATTAAAACCTATAACTCCACATTCTGTGTAATGACTTCTACCATAAAAAGTTATAAATGTGTTACCTGGAATAAATGTATCCATAAAATTATCTGGTATTTGTTTGATGAATATATTATCTGCGTCTAACCACATAAACTTTTTGTTTAGTTTACTTGCGTGATATTGTGCGAATACTTTATAACTAAATCGTACAGCGTTTTGTAAAAAGTCACTGTCATCATTCCAAGTTTTGTCTTTATGTCTTGTAACAAAATGTCTTAACTCTGGTTCTTCTTTAAATATGTTTACAAAAGTAAAGTTAGGGTGATCTGTAAATTTAGTGTCATCTTCTACATAACAAATAACTTTAATCGTTTGTTTTGTATCAATATATGTTTGAATAAACTGATGAGCATAATCATCATACAATCTTTTATTAAAAGTTGTGATAAAAAACTTATCTTCGTCTGTCCAGATTAGTTTTTCCATCTTTTCAAATCTTGTTTTATCATATCTCTAACCATGGTTTCTAAAGTATGTTTAGGTCTCCACATTAATTTATGTCTAGCTTTTGTGTTATCACCAACAAGTAAATCTACATCTGCAGGTCTAAAAAATTTGGGATTAGTTTTTATAATATAATTACCATTTTCATCTATTACTTCGTGTCCTTTAAATTCATATTTGATATTTAATTCATCTAAACATAATGTTATGAAATCTTTTATAGACACAGTTCTACCTGTTGAGATTACATAATCATCTGGTTCATCTTGTTGTAACATTAGCCACATTGCTTCAACATAATCTTCAGCGTGTCCCCAATCTCTAAATGCTTCTATATTACCAAGTTCTAACACTTTACCTGTCTTTGTATATTCTACTAAACCTTTTGTAATTTTTCTAGTTACAAATTCTTCACCTCTCATAGGGCTTTCGTGGTTAAATAAAATACCACTACAAGCAAATAGATTATAACTTTCTCTATAATTTACAGTCATGTAATGAGAATAGCATTTTGCTACACCATATGGACTTCTAGGATAAAATCTTGTTGTTTCTGTTTGTGGAGTTTCTTGTACTTTACCAAACATTTCACTTGTTGAGGCTTGATAAAATTTTGTCTTTGGATATTTGTTTCTAATGACTTCTAATATATTTAACACACCTAAAGAATTTGCTATGGTAGTTACTTGTGGTTGTTCAAATGATAAACCTACAAATGATTGTGCTGCCAGATTATAAAATTCATCTGGTTGTACTTTGTCCATAGTCTTTTCTATGTTATAGGGTTCTCCTAAATCAAAGTCTAAAAATTCTATTTGATCTGTAATACCTAATTCATCTAAACGCCAGTGTTTTAGGCCTGTATTACGCCTCTGAGCGCCGTATACCTTATATCCTTTATCTAATAGTAGTTTCGCTAGATAACTACCGTCTTGTCCTGTTATACCTGTTATAATCGCTTTTTTCATTTAATCCTCGTCATATCACCAAGTTTGTTTAAATTACTTATATCAGTTTCAAAAACACAATCAACTAAATCATATCCATTTACTTTTGCATATAGTAATCGTTTATTTCCAAATCGTATAGTATTTCCATTTACAATCAATGGCCACACCATACCGTCCTTACCAATTCTTTCTACAAGTTTTTCATAGCCTGGAGCGTCAATCGCACAATGACCATAATTCAATTCGTTTATATCTACTGATTGTGTTAAATAACCATCTATTGTTTTATTTGCTTTTAAAATTTTCATAACCAACCTTTGCTATATAAAAACTATCAACAATATCTGATACAGGATTACCTATCTTTTCTACATCAAATATTTTCTTCAAGTCTGTGTTTGTTTCTTTTGAAAATGATTCATACATCAAATCTTTATCAGCGTTTCCTTTACCAGTTGCACCTTTCTTTACTACACTAGGTACAATAGTTTCATAGTCAACTCCAAATTCTTGTAATCTATATTTAAGTATACCACAATTTTCAGCAATTTGAAATACTGCTTGTCCTTTTGATCCAAAGGAATAACCTTCTATGAATACTTGTTGTGGTGAGTGGAAAGTTTCTTTGATTGTGTCGAATGCCCAATCAGATATTTGACTAAACCTATGTATAGGTGTTTTGTATTCTTTATGTTCAAAGCCGAAAATGTTTTTTGACATTGGCCCAATATATTTTTTCTTATTCGTTAAATAATAAAACTGACTATTTTCAAATATAAAATCTTCAGTTACACAAATTGCTGGACTTGTTAAACTATAATCAATTCCAATTATCGTCTTCGGATTCGTTTGTCCAAATTTCTTCATCTTCTAGTTCCTCTACTTCGTGTCCACAGAACGGACAAGTTAATGGTTCTAAATCCTGAACCTCTATGTCCCATTCTACTGTATATTTAGTTTCGCAACTAGAACAAGTTTTTTGTCTTTTCTCAAGCATTATAGTTTGAATTTCTTAAACTGATCTTTTTTAACATCTTGTTTGATACCACCAATTACATAACTTTCAATTTCAGTTTCTTGTGGAGCGTTTTGTGTACTCTTACTATTTAACCAGTGGTCAACCCAAGGCAATGGATTTGTTTTTTGGTCATACGCTGGTGATAAACCAATCGCTTTCATTCTTCTATTCGCCATATATTCTACAAACTGGTGTAATAGTTTTTCTGATAAACCGATCATAGAACCTTGAGAGAATAGATAAGTCGCCCATCTCTTTTCTTCTTGTACCGCTTCATCATACATCGCATAAACTTCTTTTTCTGTATCTTTAATTACTTTGTCCATTACTTTATCTTTTTCAATATCTCTGTAGTTATTAATTATTCTTTGAGATACTGCCAAGTGTTGACTTTCATCTCTGGCGATAAAAGATATAATCTTCGCTGAACCTTCTAATAATTTTAGTTCACCAAACGCAAAACTACAAGCGAAAGATACATAAAATCTTAAACCTTCTAATATGTTAACAGTAATTAGCGCCTTCCATAATTTTTTCTTTAATTCATATTCATCAACTTTTGATTTATCTAATTGGTACTTATAACCTATTTCAATTAGATCATCATAACATTGTGTAACTGATTGCGCTCTCTTTTCAATCTTTTCGTCTTTAATAATTGTATCAAATATATCTGCTGGGTTTGAATATAAGTTTTTAATGATGTATGTATAACTTCTACTGTGAATAGTTTCCATAAAGTCCCAAGTTACAATACAACCTTCTAACTCTGGTAATGAACAAAAAGGTAAGAATGCTAGACAAGGACCTCTACCTTGTACACTATCTAACATTGTTTGATATTTTAGATTAGATGTAAAGATATTTTTTTGTTCTTCTCTTAAATCCTGATAATCGTTTCTATCTTTTTGTAATGATACTTCTTCTGGTCTCCAAAAATAACCTAATTGTTGTTGTGTTAACTTGTCAAACAAAGGATACTTCATAGTATCATATCTTTGTACAGCCAAGTCTTCACCAAAAAACATTGGTTGTTTTAGAAAACTGACATCTTTACTTTTATTAAAAACTGATCTAGCCATTGCGTTTTATTTATTACTTTCTTAAATTGTACAAGAATCACAGTTCTCTGGATCCTCGTTTTCTTCTGGTTTGTCCTCGGGCACATTATCATTGAAACCTACTGGATGTGCAGGTTCGTCAATGTCTTTTTTCGCATCATATGTGTTTTGATAATATGAAGTCTTCCAACCTAATCTATAAGTCGTTAATAAGTCTTGTGCCATTTGTGATATTGGCACTTGGTTATCTTCAAAGTGTTCAGGATTATATGACCAGTTACCTGATATTGCCTGGTCAAAATACTTTTGCATTACACTAACGATATTTATATAACCTTCATTTGATTTCATATCCCATAATAGTGTATAGTTATTTTTTAACTTTCTATATTCTGGTACAACTTGTTTAAGTGGACCTTTTTTAGATTTCTTAATACTTAAATAATCTCTAGGTGGCTCTATGCCGTTAGTAGCATTAGAGACCACACTAGAAGATTCAGAAGGCATTTGAGCAGAGAGTGTGCTATGTCTTAATCCGTGCTCTTTGATTTCTTTCCTTAACCACTCCCAATCATAAGTTAGATTTCTGGTTACAACCTCGTCTACCTCTTTCTTGTAAGTGTCTATTGGTAAGATACCATCTGAATATTTTGTTCTATCAAAGTATTCACACTTGCCTTTTTCTTTTGCAAGATTGTTACTCGCCTTTAATAGAAAATATTGAAACGCTTCTGTTAACTTATCTACTTGTT